GTCTTTTTATCTACTACACGTTTACCCTTTTTATCAAAAATACCATCAATAGTTATAGTTTGTTCACTTACACCATTATATTGACGTACATTATGAGCAATAAGTTGATAAAAATCACTGTCAGTGCTTATGATGACATGATCACTATTATTATGAGTTTGAATAAAACCAGCAAGAAGATCGTCAGCCTCAAGATTGGGATGTTGAAGAACTGTACAATTGGTTTTTTCAATTAAAAATTCCTTAAAAGTGTCAAAAGCTTCCCAAAAGATGCGATCTTCTTCTTGTTCACGTTCTGTAGCGGCAGCACGTGCCTCAGCACGATTACGTTTGTAAGGTTCATAATAGTCTTTACGCCAACTACGGCCCTCTAAACAAAACACAAGATGAGTTCCATTAAAGTCTTGCCAAGCTTTTTTAATACTATTTAAAGTTATATGAAATGCCATACCTAATTTTATATCAGCACTGCCATTAATTACATGGCGACTACGGAAGAAAGTATTAGCAGTATCAATTAAAATGTAGGTCATTTTACCTCTGATTTATTTTCTTTAAGCTTGATTACGTTAATAAACCCTGCGCCTCTGGTAATATCCTGTCCTTCTTCAGCTAAAATATTACGTACAATATCTCTAAACCAGCGATCAACTATTTCTTCTTCCTTATCATTTTCAGTACCATACCCAGCATCACGTAATTGTACTATAAAATGCATGTTCCAGTCAAGTTCAAAAAAGCCATTCCTAATATTATCCTTATTTACATGAGTGTCTAATACACTAATCCAAGGTTCATTACGAAGTGTTGCACGTTCTTTAGCTGTAAGTTTGGATTCATCTGCTTCTTTCAAGGCTTTTTGAGCAGCAGCTTCTGCCTCTGCTTTAACTTTTTCAGCTTCAGCTATTCTTTCTTTCGTTTCAGCAATGGTACGTTCCATTTCATCAATGCCAAATAATTTTCTTAATATTTTTTTCATTTTAATACTTCTAATTCGTAAGTTATGTCTTCCATAGGGTATAAATGACTAAAGTTAGTTTCATAAAAATTTGCATTCTTATTAGCCCAAGGTAATACCAAACGTCTAAACCAACTTTTATCTATGTACTTGTTAAATTCTCTATTCAATAGTTTAAACTTTACATTACTATAAGCATATTTTTCATTATATACATGTCCATCAATAAAATAGCTTAAAGTATCAACAGTGAAAAAGTGTCTATGAGTAGGATCTAAACTAGCCCATATACTTCTAAAGTATGGAACAATAATAGTAACATGAGCATTTGGCTTAGCTACCCTATGTATCTCCTGCATAGCTTTAATAATATTGTCTAAATGTTCTAAAACATTATCTAACCATATAATATCAAAATAATTTTCTTCAACTGGCCAAGGATAAACATCTAAATTATGTATATAATCAGCTCCTACATTTTCATTTATATCTATAGTAACAATATTATCACTAGGATTCCCAGGTCTTTCCTTTTTACCACATCCTAAAACAAGTATATTCATTTATTCAGGTAGCTCTACAACTTGATGTCCAGGATAAGGATTAGGTCTAATCCATTTAGGTTGTCCTTTAATAATAGTAACAATACTGTTATTAAAAGTTATACTTGCAATATCTGCAAAGTTTTTTCTTAAAAAGTCACTTTCTACTGTGATAAAACCCTGCCAATGATCTTTATTAATAACATCAGTAAGTTTTTTGACGAATTCTAAATATGTGTTACCTGCTAATAATCCATTACCCCAATCTAAAAAATAACTGGTATGTGTATCCTCACACATATAAATACCACCATTTTTAATATATGGCCATACTTTGATAAAAGTTAAAATTTGATGACCAACCTGATGACTGCCATCATCTAAGAATATATCAATATTACCAATAGTTGGAAGTATAGCTTTCCAAAATCCTTCATCACCTTGATTACCAATAATAATATTAGTGCCTTCACTTTTATGATTTATAACATGATCGTCTACATCAATGCCTATAATACGTGATTTATCACCAAAATACTTATACCACATTTCCAAACTACCACCACCTTGTACACCAACTTCTACAAAAGTTAATTCTTTATTTCTATACTTTTCAAAAAAATGTTCATAAACTGAAAAATATGACAAATACTTGTCACTGTGTAGAGTAAGATCATTTAAATATATATCCAACAATGTTTTTTTCATCAGGTTCCCCATTCATTTTTAAACAAAGGCACTTGTAGCCGATCACTATAGCGTACACCACACTGCATAGCAAGTTCAGCTACTTTACGATTGTTCATAGTATATACACTTTCTACACCACCTACAGGCATCAAATAGATATCACCGTTAAAGCCAGCTTTTCTATATTGTAGGCTTGCTGTTAGGGCATCCTTGGCGTCTTCCTCAGTGGCTACAACAAACTTTAAGTACACATGGCCAACCTGTGCGTACTCATATACCACTTCAGGTAATATAGCCTCTTCCCACTTCTCACCGCTGCTGGGTAGTTTAGCACTGACACTGAATGTAATTTCTCTGTCATCACTGTTAGCCCATTCGCCTAAATACTTTTTAAAATCAGATGTAAGTTTTTGAGTACCATTTGTTTCAAAAGTTAGTTGTTTCAAAGGCTGCATTAACGCATGTTCTAATAGGTCAGGATAACTACGTTGCCAACCTAACAAAGGTTCACCACCAGTAATAACAAGATGTTCTCTGGTCCATCGTTTAAAGGGCAGTAAGTCCATAATGTTTTGTGCTATGCTTGCAGTGTCTAATATAGGACTAAAGTCTTTAAACCTTGGATCCCAACTGGCATAACTGTCACAGCCAGTATGTACAAGGGGCAAGTCCTTATAAGTTTTAAACTCAATGATACGATCTGCTGCTTGGTCACGTTCTGTGCTACGTTCCCCACGTGGCATACCAAATCCATCACAGGTAAAGTTGCAGCCAAATGTGCGTAAAAACACACTGGGCACACCCATAAACCTACCTTCACCTTGTATACTATAAAATAATTCACTTATTTTAAGTTTGCTCATGATTTCATAACTTCTAAGGTGGCAATTTTACTAACACGTTCACCAAAATCTTTTGTGTTTAAGCCATCTCATTTTTGTGGCTGTTGACTATTCTGTTTAGCATTATGTTCAGCAAGTTTAGCTTGGTATTGTGCTTCAGTAAGATTGTGCCAACCAATACAATTTCCAGTCGGACTACGTCCGCAGCCACAAGTACCTTTAGGTTTTTCATTTTGTGTCATGGTAAAACTCCTTTTCTTTAAAGTATGCTTCAAGTACTTCTAATTTATCCTTAAATTCTGACATAGTATGAATTTCCTTTTCTAGTGCCGCCATAATATCTGTATGTTCATGTATAGCCATAGGATTGTTTAACATTACTTCGACATTCATACGATGTTTATTAATATGACTATTAAAATATTGTTGTAACGCTAATAAAAGTTCTTGTCTCATCTTGGGGCAAAGTCCTGTTGAAGTTTAATATTATCGAAAAATTCTTTTTTAGTTCCCATGTCTGTGTTAAAAGCACCTTTTAGTACTGTGGTTTGTGTAAGACTACTATGTGCCATAACACCTCTATTTTCACAGCATCCATGTGTGGCCTGTATATAAACACCCACATTTGGACTACCTGTAGCCTTTTCAATTTCACGGGCAATAAGATTGCATAGTTCTTCCTGTAGTGTTCCTCTACGGGCACACCATTGTGCTATACGAGTATACTTACTTAGGCCTATAACACGACCATTAGGAATAATTCCAATATATGCTACTCCATTTACAGGTTGATGATGATGACTACACATACTACGTAATTCACTACGCACTACCAGCATACCCTTGTAGGAATCATCACCTTCATTAGGAAAACTTGTAACATCTGGTCTTGAATCATATCTACCTGCCATTATTTCGTTAAAATACATTTTGGCAAGACGGCGTGCTGTGCCTTTACTATTTGGATCATTTTGACGATCAATTAGTAAAACATCTAATACATTTTCAAATGCTTTGGTTGCTTCTTCTATAAGAAGTTCCTTATCAGATTCAACAATATATTCATTAATATTATCTCCAGCAAAAAATCTTTTGCCATCATCCTGCATTTTTTTTCTTAGTACCTGACTTAAAGTTTTATTCTTATATAACGATGCACCTTCATGACTAGTATAATATGGCGTATCATTTATCAGTTTTTTATTCATTAATATAGTTTCCATGATCAGTTTACACTTTTTATTATAGACTGCTCTTTGACTTTTTTATAGTTACCCTTTTCTGGGATAACATGTCTTACACCACCTCTAGGATCTAGCATATCTCCTTTACGACGTGGTATCATATGTACGTGAGGATACGTTACTGTTTGACCAGCAACCTCCCCAATGTTTTGACCAATGTTAAATCCTTCCCAGTTGCCATTTTGGACACCATCATATCCGAATTTGTATGCTCCTTTGTAGCATTCAAATAGAGCGTCCGATGTTCTGCTGGTAGGCACAAATAGCAAATGCCCTTGGGTAACGGGGTACGCATCTCTAAATACCCAAAATTGGAGGGTTCTATATTCGATTTCTGTCCACGGTGCTGTTTTTTCATGGAGTGCCTTTTCTAAATCAGTCACAAGTATTCTCTAAACATTTTTTTACGATTAGCTATATCTAAGTAGTTGTCATAAATTTCCTTAGCATTACCATCATACAACTAGCCAACATAAGCCAAATAATTAGTATTATCGCACATTAAAACAGTTTTGTCAATAGGTTCGATTAATTCTTTCATTCGTTTTATTTTTTGTTCTCTGTCACTCATTTTTTAACCTTTTTAAGGATAACATTGTTATCGCTAGATACTACTTATTTTTTATATTACTTTAGTAAATTAGTAATTATGATAATGTATTTTGTAGTTTGCGTTGTTGTAGATATTGTTCATTAGATATCCATTTGTTATGTACTAAAAATCCCCATTCTTTATGCTGTGGGCCTGGCATAAATAGGGTCCAACAAACTACATAGGGATCTAATTCAATACGATGATAACTGGAGGCTTTACTGATACGAAAGTGTCCTGCACCACGCCAATATCTTACTTCATTAATTTTTTTTCCTTCTTCATCAAACAAAGGTATCCACTCCCAATATCCACCTTTAAGAATTAGAGTAGCGTAGGGCCAAGGATGATCGTGTAAATCATCTGGATCACTCTTAAGAAACTTGTGTATGAATAAATTAAATGGAAACCACTTACGATCTTTAAGAAATATATAGTAGCGTTCTAAATATGGATCCTTACTCACTCTATCTAGTATAATACGCTTACGTCCTACAGCATCAAGTAAGTTTAAGAACTTATTTTTTAGGAGTTGGATTATCATAATCATCCTTCACCATAGTGTATATAGTTGACAAGTTTTCTAATGCCTTCTTAAGAGCAGGGTACTTGATGGTCATATCCTTGATTTTATTCCAAGAAGGCCACGTATTAACAAACTCCTTATTATTAAATGTATAACCGCTTGGGTCTAGATTAAAGTTTGTTTGAAAGTTTGTTTGAAGAGGAGTTATATGCGATAACTGACCAGTAGTAGATAGTAATGGTTGGATTTGAAAATTGTCAAGCTCATAAATTTTGTTTAAATCAATTAATTGAATTTGGTCAGTGGTCAATGTGGGCGGTTGGTTATTCATATTATTCAATGAATAGTCGTAACTAGAACTTATAGTTAATGTTGTAGTATTGACCGAGGGACTAGCTAAGGTTGTTGAATAATGGTTTGGCTGAGAAATATCGTTCACTTAATTGTTCCTTTTGTTGTTCTAATAATTTTAATCTCGCAGAGTACTTATCCATATGTTGAATAATTGCATAACATAATTTTTGACGATGTGTTCTATAACGTTCCCAGTCTTCTGTACACTCAGACGGATATTTAAAATCGTCAAAATACATTTCTGTATAACTCAAGCGATCTGGAACAAAGGGGATGGCATTCAGTATAACACCTTCATAACAACTTATACCTAATGTTTCCTGTAAACTAGCACTAAATATCATTTTAGCTTCACCTAATAATGTATGATATTGGTGTTTGGTAAGATTTTGTTCTTGACATACAACAAATTCATATTGTGGTAAATGAGTAGCAAGATCTTTAAATATCTCAACTTGTTTCTCTTGCGCTATACGATGTGGAAAAAGGATTAAGTCACGTTTGTGAATCCCTTTATATGGAGTTAATACTGCGTCCATATATTCCATAGGCCAGCCTGTGCGAACGATGTTTGGTAGTTTTCCTTCTATAGCATCTGCTAAATCTTCTTCAAACCAAGGGTTTTCTATTTCCAAATTATCGTTGAGAAGATTTTTTAAGAACATTTCAATATGAAAGTTTGTTGCAAAATAATTAAAATCAAAAGCATGAAAGAATGATTTTTCAGCGTGTCTAACCCAAGGAGCATTGCCTATAAGACGCCCTAAAAAATCTTGAGGGTCATAAGATCCGGAATGCCAAAGTCCATGTGTTTTTACAGGTATATCTAGCAGTTCACTCATATATTTTAAGTTAATAATGCCCGGGTGCCAAGCATCAGTAAAAATAAAATGGTCGCTAGATGTGATGCGTCCCTCGCAAAACAATCTGCTAATTGTAGCAACTTGGTGAGACTTGTAGATATTAGTGCCGCCAAAATTAAGAAAGGCGCCAGGAGTAGTAGATCGAGGAATATCCTCCGGACCATCAATAACTTCAACATCATATCCTTGGCTCCTTAGTTGTTTAGGTAGACTCCATTTCCACTCTATAGTATATCTAGTAGAAACACTTTCCAAATCAATTAGAAATATTTTGCTCATTACGTTTTCTTTCTGGTCGAGTTTTAACGTTATTTTGACGTTTAGGTTTTTTACTAGCTAAGTATGTGCTATATACAGGACTATTTTTACGATACAAATCCTCTTGATTAAAAGGTTGCATTTCCCATTTGCACCATTCCAAGTAAGAGTCAAGATCATCGAAAATCTTACTTACTTCGGGTTTCATAACTAAATATTTTTTAAGCCATTCTGCAGTCATATCTTTACCTATATAAATAAAATAAAATTAAGGATAGTAATTAACTACTCCATCAGATTCACCATCTTCAGATACTACTACCTCATAGTATCTTTCACCATACTTGGGTCTAAGATGTTTTTCTAAAATATCTCTAGCAATCATTTCACAGCTTTTATTATCTTGGTCACCAGATTTAATGAAATCTTGTAGGGCCCATTTTACTAAAAAGAATTCAAGTTCTCTATCTGAATGATTGACGCTTATCTTTATCTCTACCTTAAATACGTGTCTATGTTTATTTTCAAGGAATGCAATACGAGGATCAATATCACCAGCACATGGGTAATGGTGATATCCTTCAAACTCTGTCCTTACCCTAATAAATGTACTAACACGAGGTCTTATATCTTGTTTGATAATCATTTGAATTACTCTATTTTAAAAAGTTTATTAAAAGTAATGCTATTACTAGCAATAGTTGGCAAATTGCATTATATAGGGTTTAAAGATTACCACAAGAGTGTTTGATTGAACTAATCCTATACTTCTGCGTATCTTTTATCAATGTAGGATTCATACTGGCGTATCCCCTTCGTATTCTCGCCAATCTGTATATGTATTACGTTTCATTAGATCATGTAAATAATGACACCATACTCCTGGATTAGTCTCTCCCCAAGTATTATCATCAATTTTTAATACTGCATTATAGTTATATAATTTAATATGGGGAATTTTAACACTAATCATAGGAATAAATTTATTGTTTTCTGTAAACCCCATCTCGTTAATTTCATTAGCATATTTAACATCAAAGTCGAGAGTTACCCAATAACCAATGTCCAATAATTTATTAATCATAGTGCTCCAACTCTGCCAATCTTCTAGAGTGGATGGTTTAAAACTTTGACTTGTTCCTAAATAAATGTGGTCGAGGTTATTTACTTTGCTAATAATCTCATCTACAGGTTTGACACCAACTACAAATAGTGTACGTACACCTTTCATTGGAGTATTTTCAACTTCAATGCCAATAAAATAATCTACTTGTTGCCTGCCTTCTGTTCCTATGGCCATACAATATAACCTCTGCCGTAATTTGTTGGTCTGTTGGCACCATCTTGAAAAGCCTGTTGCCACTCTGTGTTCCTATTATAGGATTGGGTCCAAAATCTGTCAACATTTAAGCGACCTTCTTTTATCCATTTAACAGCATATTCCATACTTTGGAAGAATGTTTTACTACGGGGACTTGGACGAATAGTGGTGACACAATTCCAAAGTAAATGATCTTCAATTTGTTTTGTTGTGACCTTACTAACAGCATTGACTAAAATACCATTAGTGGCTATAGCATAAAGATCATTACCTTTAAAATCCATAATTACATCATATTCACCATCATAAGTGTTTTTATGATCTGATCCAAACAAGTCATGATGATGATTACCTATTACATCAATATCAAAATTAAAATTACTGATCTTAAGTGTAATATATGCTACATAACTTAAAAAGCCAGTACCATTAATTAGTAATCTTCCACCTTCTTTACGTTTGAGATGGTAATAATATTGGTTTACACTGTTTACTCCACAGGCTACAGGTTCAATTATGTAGCGTGGATGTGCTTCTGGAACCTTTACATATTCACCAAATCTAACATTGTAAAAATCAGCATAAGCAGGCTCGCCTCTTGTGGCCACAAGATCACCTACAAACACATCATAGACTAATTTGCCAACTTCTACAACTTCGCCTAACCCTTCATGTCCCTGCATGCCTAATGGCAATGAATTAAAATAGCCATTCATCATATCTATATCACTACGACATATTCCTGTCATAATGCTACGTACACGAATACCATTAATTGGAACGGGATCAAGTGCTATACTTGTTTCAAAAAATACTCCATTCCCTGTTGTTGCTAATAGTTTATTCATAATTTCTCTATTTTACTATGTATCCAACTGTCCATAAAGTATTGATTATCCCAAAACTCTTGGTTATCAATGTTTTTTAAGGCTGTTATAATCATTGTTTTATAAGCGCTTTCTGGGCATAGTCCTAATGGAATAGAATGCTTATGTCCTGTATATAATTGGAAATAAATCCCTATATCAGCAGGTGTTAAACTACGCCAATCTGCTGTTAAAGTCCACATAGTTTCAGCACCGAGGAAGCCAAGTCTACAATAATCATCTACATCATATACACCATCAGGGTAAGCAGTTCCATAACTGGTACTAGTAAGGTCTTTTAAACTCCAACGTTGTTTTACTTCTTTACGGGTTCTATCCGCATTATAATATAATGGATCTAAAATGCACCAAATACTTAATAAGTGGGGCATAAGATCACGACTTACGCCGCCCCATGCAAGTTCACGGTTAGTGAACCAACTACCTGGACTTGGCACGCGATCTTCATTAATCCAATTTATATCAACTATTACACTGGCACTAGCAATTTGTTTTATTTCTTCTATGTTATCTCTATATTGATTATTCTTAACCATAACAATACGTGTATTAGAATTATCTTCAACTAGCTTATCCCAAGCATCACTGTTAGACAGTCCTGGTTTTTCAATAAACAAAATACGGGTATGATTTACCACTTCTAATGCTATTGGTTCATGTGTAAAGTTAGGTGTACAAATATGAGTTGTATCAAACTTGTAATTTTTTGATAATGCTTGGCTTAAGTTTGTATAATCAGCGTGCTGAGATGGGTTAGTATCCACAGTAATAACTTCATGTCCTATACTTTCTAAAACATTTTTATATAGTTTACCTATACCCATACCAATAATTAGGCTACGCATTTTTGTTTTCATATTTCATAAACATACGTGTAACAGGTTCTATTTCCTTAGCAAAATATTTTGGCATATCAATACTTAACTTTTCTAAATCACAATCGTTAGGGTAATGCCGTAATACAGACATGGCATGTTCACGTATAACTCTTGGTACTCGTGGAGTTTTTTTTGGGTTACACAAATTAAGTAACAGTTCTTTAGTTTGTACTAGAGCACGATAGCGTTCGTCAGGCAATGTCATTTTCAACTTCTATTTCAAATGATTCTAAAACATCATAAGCATTTTGATCAAATTCATTTTCTAAAAATTCAATTTGAATAGTTTTTGGGGAAAAGAATTTTTTAAAATTAGGAATTGAACTAAAAGCTCCCTGACCGCTTGTTCCTCTTGTTCCTCTGATTCTATTAAGAGGTACTGCTTCATTGTTAATTATATTAATAGCTTTATCTTTATCTGAAGTTTCAAAAATAGCATTAATTATATCCTTAACATAAACTTGTCGATCCTTTTCATATACTAGCATATCTGGACAAAGATTATTATCATATTGACGATTTGCTTCTTGTACACTATAAAGATGTCTATAAACATTATGCCCCATCATTATACCATAGCTAAAACTATCCCAGCTAGTTTTGTTGCTTTTACCAAATTTGTTAAGATCATTAGGTCCATATATACAGATATCATTTACTTTGATATTATCCATTATTGGACTATTATCAAAACAAGGTAATTTATTGTCATTTATAACTGCATTCTTATATAGACGCGAATCATTTTTATATTTTTTATCGTCAAGACCTGCTGCCATACGATAGGTCCATTTTTTACGATCTATTGTTTCAGTTTGATAATAAATTTGACCATTAGCAGTTCCAAGGAAAGGACTAGCACAATCATAACTAATTGTAAAGTTTGGATTATGATACTTGCGTATTGCTCTTTGAATATCAGTTAATAGTAAAGCCCATTCCAATTTACTAGTACCTAAGAAGTGCATCCAATCATGTACTTTTGGTTCTAATAAATTATCAAATCTTAATTCCACAAGTCTCTTTAATATTAGTTCTATTTCGCACATATTTTGACCACCCATACCCCAGCCATTAAAATGTTCATTGGGATATTGTTTGGGGTCACTATATTTTTTCATCTGATTATACCACTGATCGGCTTCCCCGTGATCTTCACCTTGAAGTACATTAAGAAATTTACATTTGCCACTGCGATTACGTATAAAGTATTCGTTATTAATATGTGTACCTGCTATTGCCTCTTCAATACAACTAATACCTGTTTTTTCTTTATTCTTAGTCCAACTTGGAATATCTAAGATCATTCCATAGTCCATTAGAGTATCCATCCACTCTAATACTTGACGTCTTTTTTTTGCAGCTTTAGGACAATTAATATTCTTCCAATCTCCCTCCCAACGACCCTTACCAATTTGGAATCCACCGCTGTCACCAAGCACCCAACTATTTGTACGATTACGATTACGGAACATATCTTCACGCCAGCATATTTTAGATAAATCTAAATTGGCATGTCCTGCACTGTATAAACACCATTTATAATAAAATTGACCTTTAATGGGGTCAAGAAAGTTTAAACTTTCCATATCATTAATAAAGCTTTTAGGAATACGATTAGGATCTACATAGTGTGTATAACGTTGTTTACCTATAAATGTTGCATAAAAGGAACTGGTAGCAGGTAAAAACTTGGCATAATCTAATTGAGTACTGGTTAAGTCAGTATTCATATTATTTGGTTACTGCTGGGATAATATAATCATAAACTGTAAGTCCACTATCTACAGTGATCATCATAAGCCCACTATCGCTAATTTTCATAGTTTTATCCCCATCTAAATTTAAAATGTTAATAACAGCCTGTAAAGGCCAGTTAAAAATATTTGTTAACTTGCCTTCAATATTAGATTGAAAAACAAAACTACCTATATGGGTGCTAGCGATTCCACCAAAACTAACTATAAGATTTTTCTTTTCTACTTTAGATTTAAAAAATTCTTCTTCAGTATGGATCTGTGATTGTAGTTTTAGTCTTTGTATACTGATTATACTGGGATTGAATTCAATATCCCAGTTAGGCTCAGCAAATTCGTATTCTGCCAATTTAGCACTTATTACTTCCTGACTAATTAGAGTATAGGTATTATTAAAATCACGATCTACATTTTCGAAAAAAATACTCACAGGAATATCTTTATTGTTTCTTTTTTCAATAATAATTTCAATATTTGGATTTTCCTTATATTCTGGGTTTTTAAGTAAAAGGTTCAAAATGTTTAAATTAGGCAATCCAAAAGTTCCTTTAAATTCGTGAACTGGATTATGTGTCTGTGCTCTTACAATTACTGAACGATTTTCATCCATGCTTTCAACTACTGTTGTTTTCTTATCGCTAACAACTTTAGCGAAAGGAAAGCCTAATATTGATGTGTGTGTTACAATATCAGTTAAAATATCTCTAATCATAATTTTCTCCTTGTTTTAGTATATTTAGAAATAAGGTAAAAGTCAAGTACTAAATTTAAAAAACTTGTTAAAGGTACTCATTTCTTTTGTGTTACTTAATTTCCAATTAAGTACACCTATTAAGTTTTCTAATTTATTATCTATTATGGTATCTTCCATTGCTTCATGATCAAAAGGTAAATCTTTAAACCATTGTGGGAGTCTAAGCTCGTCCACTGGATAAGCTACACTAGTATAGGACAATGGATTATTTCTTAATTTGCATACCACTACCTTAGCTCCGTCTGTTATATTCATACTATATTTGTCATTGTTAATTTTTTTTAAAGTATTCCAATTGATACTTGCTCTTACATGACCTGGCATATTAGTTTTTCCTTGTTTACGTTCTTTTGCATCATATTCAGTAATATTATTAGCACGACGTGGACTACCTTTTTCCCATCCTGGTCTATTTTTAAAATCTAACCTAAACTTACTAATATAGTCTAAAATTATTTTTTCTTCTTTACCAGTAAGTACCATTTCTAATATTTCACTTAAAAAGTTCTGTATAAATTCTGGAGTGTCACTACGTTTGAGATCAAGTCCCATAGCTTTGATTTTACCTTGCTTATCTTCTACATCTTGTCTTTTATTCTCTTTGTCATAGTACAGTACAGCATAACGTTTTTTTGTAATAAATAGTCCCTTACTGGCTACAAGTTCTCTGCCCGCTCTTATGACACTGCCTCTACTTTTTGGACAATGAAAAGCCTCCATCATAAAGTTAGGAAATGACTTGTTTACTTCTTCAGCTACACTATCATAAAGTTGTACTACAGTTTCTTTAGTCCAAGGGATTATTCCTTTATCTATTTCTTTTTTTAGTGCACGATAGGCACTAAAATAAGCACTATCAGTATCACCATAAATTATACTACGACCAACGTGGTTATAATCACCTGTAATTATTTCATTTATTTTAGCAGCCATGTGTTTGGTAATTTGTCTGCCACTAAGGGTAGTACTTTGCCCAATACGTTTATCAAAAAATCTACACCCAGGATTAAGAATAGCGCCATACAAACTATTAAGGTTAATCTTTTTAACCAACTGCCTTTTATCCCAGTATTCTTCCTCGATGTTATTTCCAGCATTTATAGCCTCCTTTAGTTTGGCCTGCATTTCTTTGCGCTCTTTGTTCCAACGTTCTAATAAGCCTGGAATGACTCCTTCTTTTTCATAAGTAAAGATAGTACCATTAGCACTAAGCATCCATGGTTGATTACTATCAAAGATTAATTTATATGCTTCTGCAGCACTGACCATATTATTAGTTCCGTCTTCCCAATCAATAATAATTTCAGTGCCAATCTCTCGATTAATAACTGCTTCATATTCTAAACTACTAAAACGACCTTCCCAACTACCAGCAAAAGTTTTTCCTTTACCCATTTGTTCATTAATATAATTATCTGTCATAGTTTGACGTAATTGTCCTACTACAGTTTCAGGACCCATATTAAGAGCACGAATCGCACTAGGATATAGACTGTTTATATCCACACTGCCTATCCAATCATGTATACCTTCTTTAGGATGCGCTACATATGCTCCAGCAGCACTGCCATCATCACGTTCAGATTTTTTAGTACGATTTGGAACTATGAGTCCTCTACGATGTGCTTCGTTAATAATTGCTTGTTCTGTCACAGCCACAGCACCCATTGTAGTTTGTAGTAGTACTGTATTTTCATGTGCTAATGTATTAGCAAGATCTATAAATTTTAACTTATTATCTAATTTATTAAGCAGAGAACAGTCTTGACGATTATATTCAATAAACTTAGTAAAGTCATTATTATATAATTGATCTAAGGAACCTTCGTAGACTGTTTTAGATTCGCCTATCTCTATTTCTCCTATAGCATCTAATCTATAAGTATGTCTTTCTTCATAAGTATATCTACGATATAACTCTAAACTATCTAAATGTACACGACCTACAAGGTCATAGGTGACAGCTTTTTTGCCAAATTTTTCATACTCTTTGCGTTTAGGATAATGATTCCATAAACAGAATCTACGTGTATCATCTTTACTTAATACTTTGATAACACGATTTACAGTATAGGGAATATCATAGCCTTCACTATTCCATCCTGTGATTACATCAGCATCTTCTATTAGGCTTAAAAAAGTATCTAACATATCAGCTTCATTGTCAAAGAGATGTGTATTAGGAAAGTCTTTAACTAACTGTTCTGCCTCTTTAATATTTAGGCTTTTAGGTGGAACTGCTAATGTCACTAACGTATCAAGCCACTGTAAATGTACACTTATAGCAGTGATGGGCATAAAAGCATCATCTGGACTAGCATATCCACGTTCTGGATTAAAGTCCACTTCAATATCAAAAAATGCTATGTGTAACTTTGGAGCATCAGCATTAAGATATTGCTCACTTAAACATACAAATATTTGATTTATATCTGCTTCATAGATTTTTTTATTTGAGTTTATTTTAAGTTCTTTATGAAAATCCTTTTGTGTTTTACAAACAGTTCTACTAACTGGAGTTCCATATATACTGACATATTTTCCTTTGGCATCGTCATAGTAAAATACAAATTTGGCAGGATATTCTTTAAAAATACGTTGACCTTTGCGGTCACGCTCTACAACCTTGACAATATCATTTTCCCTATCAAAATAGGCGTCTACATACATTAATATTCCCCTCTTGTGACTTTAGGCTCACAAATACCAAGTCAGTGACTTATGGCTCACTAGGCCTTATACATATAAATTAATTATGCCTACAATATAAATTAGAGTAATAACTGTCTGCATCACTATTAAACTCCATTTGCGCCATATTATTCCAAGTCCTACCCAACCCAAGTTTCCTATAAATAACACCCAAAGATTTAACGGGAATATATTGAAACTGGTCAAAGCTACCCCTACTAATAAAATGGCCGTGCATAACCATTCAAATATTACGATCATTAGATTTTTTTGGTAATATCTAAAATTGCTTCTACTTCTTTCCAATCATTATCATAACTGCTCCAATCGCCTTTATGTGCAATTTTGATAGCACGATTGATAATACTGGTTTTTATATTCAATTCCTCGGCTACGGCTTTTACAGTGTCCTTTAGTCCTTCTTGTAGATCTGTAATTTCACGAAGAACAGTACTGCCTTCGTTAATCAATTTTTCCAATTTTGCTTTTTCTTCTGGTCCATATATCCTAGTAGTCATTGACAGTCCTCTTAAGTGGAAGTATAATACAAGTATTATTAATTTAAGTCAATACTTTTATGAAAACATTTGCTCTCATTACTGCGTTTTTAACAACCAATGTCTTGGCTAATTGGGATGATCCTAATACACCTTTTAGTACTAACGCTAATATGCATCAAATTGTTACAATGACTTGGATTCCAGTTGATGATATTGCCAAAGTATGTCATGAAGAAGGGCGAAAAAGATTAAAAAATTTTGCTAGTCGCAATTGGGGACCTAGCGAAGCCTGTGCTTTTTGGACGGGTAATAATTGCAATATTTACACTAAAAGAAATCCTACTATGCATGAATTAGGACATGAAGTAAGGCATTGTTTTCAAGGAGGCTGGCATTAAAAATTTTTATAGTGTGCTAGATATTTTATTCTTGAAAGGCTTTCTTTTACTTGTCCTTTTGGCGCAGACAAAGATCCTTTAATTCCATTATAGTACGATAAAAGACTTAATACAGTAGGGTCATCACTATTTCTAAATTCTTTCGCAATAGATTCTAATTCCTCTATTTCCTTATCAGTTAAAGGACTGGAAAGTTGTTGCGCTCCTCCGTCAGGCGCAGGTCCTGGCGTAGGTCCTGGCGTAGGTCCTGGCGTAGGTCCTGGCGTAGGCGTTGGCGTAGGCGTTGGCGTAGGCGTTGGCTTAGGTGGATTTTGATTGGGTAGTAAGCCTACACCGAGGCCTGCTGCTCCACCCACTGCGGCCCCTCCGATTGCTGCTGCTGCAGGAGATATAGGTTTTTTACCTGATGTAGCTGGTGTAGCTGGTGTAGCTGGTGTAGCTGGTGTAGCTGGTGTAGCTGAGGTAGCTGATGTAGCTGGTGTAGCTGGTGTAGCTGAGGTAGCTGGTGTAGCTGGTGGCGCTGGTGGCGCTGGTGTAGCTGGTGTAGCTGGTGTAGCTGGCTTACTTGAATTAGGAGTATTGGTAGCTTGTTTAGGTAGTGCTGCTAACTCATCGCTTGATGCAACTTGCCCAGTTTGACGATTTTTAAATTTATCAGCAACACCTTGCACTTTATCCCAAGTGTTCCCAGCAATCCTTTGTACAGACGTGGGTATGGCATCCCCAAGTGTGCCCAGTTGCCTAGCCATATGGCCAATAGAGGAAACATTTTCAGCTGTTACTTGTCGTTGTGCAGGTGCGTCTTCAACTTGCTTTAAACGATTAATCAATTCAGCCATTTGTTGTGAGACGTTCATTTAAGTTCTCCGTTTTTATTTATTTTAATGCCCTAATTAAAGCTAAAATATATTCATCTCCTGCAAGTATTGTTGCTGATTCAGCCACTGCTGCTTGACCACCTACTCCTTTGCTTGGTATAGTTAGGTTTGCACCTACTGCTATTACATTAGCATCTTTAATTTGGGGATTAACAGATAGAAGTGCCTGTATGGTAGTTCCGTTAGCTGCGGCTATTTTTCCTAGCGTATCACCTGGCTTAATTTTATAACTTGCACCGCCAACTTGCTTAGCTGCTACAGGTACTTTCGATGGTAAGTTTGGGAATGAACTTGCTACGGTTGAGGAGGATGAGGACTTACCTTGAGCTACTCCTGATTCTTCTGGAGAAGGAAAGTAACTTCCTGTTCTTCGTTTATCCAAAAAAGCGTTTGCAGCAGTACTACCTAAGCCACCCACAATACCGCCAAATCCTGGAATTAAACTAGTTGCTGCTCCAATACCTGATATAGCTGCTCCTGTATAATCACCTTTTTTATATCTGTCGTAGGCGTCTTGAGCACCTGCTGCAACACCTAACCCTGGAATCGCATATTTACCTATACTTTTGGCTAAACCTTTTCCAACTGTTTGAGCTACAGGTGCAGATGCAGTATTTTCATTGGTTGGTCTAATAAGCTCATTTATTTTCATCTTATTTTTCTTATCAACGCAAGAATTCTATCATCACTTAATAAAGATTCTGGCATCGGATACTTGCTAATATCGGCTCCAGGAACAGCTTTACCTGGTAATGGATTAGCAGGCTTTTGAGATCCACCACCAGGCTGTACTTTTTTATCCGCTACTGGTTGAAATCCTGGAGGTGGAGTAATGCCTGCATTTTTGAGAGCTGCCAATGTTCTTTTGCCAATCAAACCATCAGGCTTTAATCCTTGTTGTTGTTGAAAAGCCTTAATTTCTGCGGCTGTTTGGGGAAATTTACCTGCACTTTGTTGTTGTGGATTTTGTTGTAGCTGTTGGCGTATCCTTTCACCACCGTCACTACCTTGACTTGGTGCATTAGCACGATCATTAGGAGCGGCAATTTGTTGATCTACTTTTCTAACATCGGCCTGTGTAGATTGAGTTTGTACTGCTTGTGCTGGTGTTTGTGCTGCTGCATTTGTCGCAGTATTGCCACCTGCTGGGGCTGGTTGTATTTTATTAGTTTTATTTAGTAATTCTTTAAATCTTGCAAGTTTCTTTTGATCAACAGGATAAGGTTCAGTCTCTATTCTGTTCAGAGCTGCCATTTTTTGTTGTTCTTTTTTCTCTTGCTCTTGCCTCTGCAATGGAGCATAAGCTTGTGCAGGAATCGTCGTCTGTATGCCAGTACTACCTCCAAGAGGTTCCTGTACATTTGCCGCATTAGCTTGACTAATCATTGCATTAGCGCCTGCACCCGCTGCTTGATCAGATGCGTCTCCAGGGTGATTAGTTATAGGGGCTGGGGCTAGGACACGATCTCTACGTTCTATAGGAGCAGGCCCTAAGCTAGTCACTGGATTACCTGAACCATCTCTTACGGGAGTACCGTCAGTAGTTGTTACAGGGACCATATTTTGTGGACCCATCCAAGTACCCGGTTCTCCTGACCAACCATCTGGGGGTTCTAATCCTTGAGCTTGTCTTTTCTTATATTCCTCACTATTTCTGTTGAAGATCTTTCTAATGCTGTCAATAATCTCAGGTACTGGTTGATCTTCTACATCTTGATCATCAACACCCATATCCTGCATTAAGGCACGAGCAATACTACCTCTAAACTCTGGAGTAGGAGTAGAAGCAGGATACTGTTTGTGATCAGGATGAACTTTTTTCATAGCTTGTTCTGCATCATCAGCTGCTCTCATCATACCTTTATCTTTAAAATCTTGGATATGTT